GCAATAGCTCCTTTTAATTCTCGAAGCTCTGCCCTCATGGCACCAATGCCCTGTATAACTATAGGTATCTCAACTTGATTCATTATGGATAGTATTTTATTTCAATTGTTGTATATGCTAGGTAGTTATCGCTGAAGCCTACCCCTATCTGAGAAGTATCTACATAGATGCTGTTATTGGCTGATACATAGATAGCACTATATAGCCCATCAAAATAGCTGGCTCCTATCATTACCGTTATGCGGTCCTGTGGGATAGCACCTAGATCCCATGCATCCAATGTGGCCTGGTATTGACCTACCCCTAAATAATTCCAGGTGATTTGCCCAAAGGTATTTACTAGCTCAGTAGCTACTGGAGGAGTAGCTCCCGCCTGAAATAATACAGCAGTATATGCATAACAGGCTGGCAATACTGGTAGGCCATTGTACTTATTATACACTACTAGGTTATCGGTATAGATACCATCCTCAGATATTAACTTGTTATCTGTTACCACTACGGTCTTGAGGCCCTCATTAACTACGTTACCCTTGCCTGTTATCAATCCACTTGAGTTGCCAGGTATTACGTTTGCATTTGAGTTCCTATGGTTAAAGATTGTATTACTAGCTACATGAGCTATGGCCCCATTATTACCGTTACCAATAGGAGGAGCTCCTCCAGGTATTGCTGTACTTCCAGGTAATACGCTCATGAGATCAATCTCACTATCTACACTAATGAGCTCCACCTGTGTTAGCTTGTTAGCATTGGCATCATAATCAATTACCTTATTGATATTCCACCATGAGTTATCTATCCTTATCTTATCATTCAGCTCTAGGCTCTGGATATCTGGCTCTTTTAAATCAAAGAAAGCCGTTAACATTTTGCCGTTATTTATTTGCCCCATTGTACGCCTCCAGTATTTATTGTACAGATTGTTATCTGTTAACGTGAGAGGCTGGTAATAATAAAAGGAACAGATGGCAAAATTCAAATCCCATGATGGGGTTAATGGATCATTGAAATGACCTACATATGGGTAGCTCGTTAAGTTAGTTGCACCAACACTACCGTAATCATAGATATTGAATGCAGCACAATTGGTAAGCCCCACCTCAGCCGTTGAATCGTAAAGGATGCGGATATTGATATCAGGCTGTGATCCCATGATCTGAGGTACATACGCTCCGAAGGTAGTATCTATCACAGGGGTAGGGCTGAATAGCACGGCCTTAGTTGTTACATCCTTTACATACTCATTGTCAAATATCACCTCAGCCTGTCCATAGATTTGATTAGTTGCATTGGTATAGATAACGTTAGGCTCATCCTTATCAGGTGCATAGGTAAGTATTACCTTTTTGCTGGTGAGCTCTGGTAGAAATGACAGGCTTTGCTCCTGATCTTTGGCTAGCTTATAAGTCCAGTCCACCTGCTTACCACTATCATAGTAATCATCCCTATGTATTAGATTGAGCATATTAGGTTGGCTCTTGTCCACCTCAGCATAGAGATTGAACATATTAAAGATAGCCTTAACGTAATCGGATTGCTTTATCTTTTTGGGTACATAGTCATTAACATCTAACGTGCCACCCACAGCTACAATGTTACTGCTAGGGGTAATGGTTATATCTGCTGAGTTAATGGTTAAATCTAAGTTGTAAGGTATGGTATAAAACCCCCCACCTGTAAAAAAGAATGCCTGTACATTTGTCGTTAATGCAGTAAGCTGAGGCAATAGCGTTGCATCTGTTGCCTGTATGCTAACTAATAAAGTATCTACTGCTACATTATAAGTACCTGCACCTAGCACTCCAGTTAATCCATTGTATAATGGGGAGGATACGTTTACATTATAAGGTGCATTGAAAAAGTTAAGATAAAACTGAGGCGTCCCTACTGATACGTTCCCAGTTGGGAAGGTAACATCTAAGGAGAAATTAATCAGGATCTTTATCTCATAGTATTGGCTATTAGCTGAGTTAATATTGAATGGTGTAGTATACACCCCAGTCAATGGATTGAATAAGTTTTGAGGATCCTCCAGCTCTGTTAAACCTGTGAATGTATATACTGCCGTGGATGGCTGTAATGATAACACTGAGGTAACTGTACTGGGTGTAGTTTTCTCAGCCCTTACTACATAATCAGCAAAATCAAAGTTATCGCTTCCACCATTGTACGGTATGATTAGTTTATCAAATTTCGTGGCACTTAATGTGGGCCAGTTATACTGATATCCTGCATCGGCAAAGATACGATCCATGTAAACCTTAGCAAATATAGCAGGCTTAAATTCATTGATCATATAGTTAGCATCTCCTGACATTGGAAGGAAATACTTGAAACCATCCGTAACCGTATTGCCAAATCGCATCTGGATATTGTTGGCATCGAATGTATGATTCAGATCTGTGAAGTCGATATCTGTTAGCTCCTTATTATTTATGGCCGTAAAAAAATCACCTTTGCTATCCCTTACCAATACCTCATACTCAACGTGCTCCTCATAGCCATCCGTGAGCTGTACCTTTTTAACTGATGTTAACTGTAGCACAGCATCCTCCATTATAGGGATACCATCCTGAATAACTGAGCAGGTTGTAAGGGTATTGATATTGAAGGTGCCTGCCTCAATGTTTACATCATAGTAATGGTTCAGCAAGTCATTGTTATTCTTGCTCCCTACCAAAGTAATGGTCTTAGAGAAGTTACCCTTTCGCTGTGAGATATCTCTGATATCACCTACTTGAAAATTCAAAGGGAAAGCTGTGCCCTCCTTTACCTCCAGGTATCCTGTTGCTAGTTGTATCTTAACCATTGACTAGGTCATTATTGGCATACTTAATTGTAATGCTTTGCCTGATTAAATTCTTGTTGCGTTTCTTGAATAGCTCATACGATGAGGTGAGAATATTACAGCTAATGTACTCCGTGCTCTGAGGGAGCTCGCAATCCTCATCATCATAGATTGCCTTTTTGATGTAGGTCTCAGGGGAGCTGATAAGCTCAGAGAAATACTGGGCCATCTCTTCAGTCATCCAGTTAGTATTTAGATCAATGGTAGTATCAGTACTTATATAGCTGTTCACATAGCCCTTATCCTGGGTATTGTAGGTCCATTCGTTACCTGTGATGTATCCCTGTACATCTCGATTGAATTGCTCCCGTGTTACGTTACCCTTTTCATAGTACCTACCCGTGAATGCAAAGCTACCCCATGAGCCCATACGGTCTAGGAATAGGATGTGATACTCAATATCCCTTACCCTCCTATCTAGATATACCCTGTACTTTTGAGAGGTCTGAGTTCCGAGGTGCTCATAATAGAAATCATACCATTCAGTTCCTGGCTTAATCAATGGTGCTGAGCCTGCCACTACGTTGGTAGCTCCATGATTGTTAGGACCAACAGATATGCCTACCACATGATCAGTTGCTGCCACATCCTTATCTAGTATATCGCCTAGGTTATTCTCAAATACCATTCTATGGCTACCAGCAGGTGAGTTGTTCACAGCATCCATCCAGAGATCCTGCGCTAGGGTAGCATAGTACCCATCCGTTGGCAATGTGGTCAGTAGCTTATCGGTTACGTTATTGAGTAGGTAATCCTGGTAATCATAGGCAGGCCATTCTATCCATCGGATGGCACCATTGAAAACATAGTTATTCTTATCCTGCCTCAACGCTCGGTTAATGGTTCGCCTGCCATCGGCATAGGTTATATCCCCGTTAATGGTTGCATCGGTTACCAATGACCACGGGCTATTGACTACCAGGTAACCAGGGCCTACTCCAATAACCGTTTGCAATCCTTCTAGGTTAGGGTTTGCAACACCACCATCCGATTGAGATATATTAATCTGATCACCTACCACAAAGGTATTGGCTACATTTATCTGTACGTTGCCAGCATTGTTGGTAAGGTTTGCGAAATACTGCACAATGGTGAGGTACTCCTCCCCTATAGCCACATCATATTTGTAATGGCTATTCGTTGCATCGTATACCGTGGTGTTGGCCAGCTCAAGGTCATAGCTCACCTTTGCCTGGAGTAACTTACTCAGGTCAATCTCACCATAACCACTAACATACTGAGGCAGTACTCTGTACTCTGCTATCTTATTAACCGTGCCACTCTCATAGATATCAAATACAAATTTAAACCCAGGGTTACCTGAGTTAGTAGATGCGTAGATAAACTTTATCGGGTTGTAGGCAGGCATCAATGGATCTGCCTTAGCTATGAGTAGAATGGCCATACCTATATTATCATAGGCTTAGGATTTGTTTTTAAAAAGCAAAGTAGCTGTCATCCGTATAGTATTCCTGCCGTATGTGAGTAGTTGCGTACCTCACAGCATCCATGGCATCATCAAAGAGCTTGACAGGTTCATCCGTTATGAAATCACCGATTTTCTTCCATTTGTAATTCTCATACTCCCGTTTTAGATCCTTATGATCCTGGCAAAATACCCCAAATGTTTTCACGTTATCTATACCCTTCTTGACCACCTTGTTGGCATTCTGTACATCAAACCCAGCTATGTTCATCTCTTGTATAATCTCTGGCCGTGAGTAATCTGCCATGATGGTTACCGTTTGCTCTATGCCAATTGCCTGGAGCTTCTCGATTAGCATCGTGGTAGTGAGGTAGCTCTCATATATCACAGGCTCGATGTATATATCATTATCACACCAATATACCCTCATGAGTGCCGTGGGGTGATTGTACCCAAAGTCCAGACCATACACATAATTCACAAACCTAGCAGGCCGATGTGATAGGAAGGTCCAGTTACTGTATATGTTACTCTTGCTGATGGCCTTCTCACCTAGGGCATAGATCTGGTATAGTGCCTCATCAGTTCGCTTCAAATCCTCTATCTGAGCCCTAATGCTCTGAGGCAAGAATGGGTTATCTCGGTAGGTACTTTTGATTAGTATGCTCTCCTCCTTTGGTAGCTCATATAACCATGAGGAGCTATCTGATGGGTTGTAATCAAATATAAGCTTAAATTCAGTTCTC